ATATGAAACTGTAATGGCTATTAAGAATTTTAATGGAAATGGTCAAATACTTCTTGCTAATCATACTATTGGAAACGCTAATGTTCCTGTTGCAAATCCGACAATAATACCTTCAGGTGCAGATGGTAGTGATTCAGGCTCAGGAGCAGGTCAGTATGCTTATATAAAAACGAGGTGGGTTCAAGGTGCAGCAAATTTAGATAAACTAATGATTTATGCTAACGCAGGTGTTACTGTTGATATATCTTATATTAGGCTTTATAGGATTGGTACTGATAAAAGTTCTGTTTTTGGCACTCTTGATGCTACAACTACTGATGATTTTCCATTAGCATTAACATTTTCAATAAATAGTTCTGATGATATAGATGCTAGAAAAGGTGCTTATAGTAAAACATTTAAGATACCTGCTACTGCAAATAATAATATAATTTTAAAGCACTTTAATATATCTAATTCAACAAATTTAGATGCTCCATTATTTGACAAAATACCCTGCAGAATGTTGGTTGGGAATTTATTCTCTATAACAGGATTAATACAAATTAAGGATGTTGAAGTTATAAATAATAAGCCATCAAGTTATGGTTGTACATTCCTAGGGGATAATCTAGCTTGGTCTACATTGCTAGAGAATGAATATTTATCTGACTTACAGCTTGCAAACTCAACAAATCTTGAATTATCAGCAAGAGAAGTAATAGATACATTTGCACAGGATAATGCTACTAGTAGGACTGAGTTAGATGGAACTACTTCTGTAAATACTTCTCCTGTAGTCTACCCTGTAACTACATACGGAGTAACTAATGAAAGTAGTATATCAGGATTAGGGCCAAATAAAGCAATTCAAATGGCTAGGACAGAGTACGAAGTTTCGTATATACTAAGTGGAGCATCTACAAATTCAGGTCATATAGGGGTTATTCATGATAGTGGTATTGATGACCCTACAAATGATTGGCGACCTCAAGTGTGGATTTATAATATGTTTCAAAAAATATTCAATAATATTGGATATAAAATATCATCTGCTTTTATAGAGTCTGATAATTTTAAAAAACTTCTTTATGCTTCTCCTAACTTTTTATTTAACGACCCTGAGCAGCAATCAGAGAATAATGGATTTATAGCTAATTTTAAAGACACATCACAAGGAGCAGCTACACAAGCAAATCTTCTTTTTCACGATAAAACCTGTAGAGTAACTTCTATGCCTGTTCCATCTAGTTCTTTATGGAATAATTATGTAAACTTTGAAAATAATGCAGGAGCAAGTGATACTGCTGAGGAAACTATTCAATTAGGAGGTAATTGTGGTACTAGTCTTGGTAGTTGTAATTGGCAGCCTGCTCCATCAGCAGGAGCAGTATATTCAGGTGGAGTATTGCAATCAGATACATATAATCAATTATCACAACAAAGTGGTGTATATTACACTTATTGGAGGATAGGTAAATCAGGGTATTACAAAACAGAAACATCTAATATTTCAGGGGATATGCAAATACCTAAAGCTAGTTCAGGGGGTTGGGGTGGTGGTGGTACATTCAACTATAAAACAAATGCAGATGTAAAACTTAAAATGACATTACAGGTAGATAGAGTAGGTCATAATGGAGATTGGACAGATGTAGCAGGTGTTGCTAACTTTAGTAATACAGTTGATGTTGGTAATGCTGTTTCTGATGTTAATTTTGGAGTTTCAGGATTTAATTTACCTTCATTTGACAGTACTGCATATTTCAATAAGGGCGACAGGATTAGACTTGCCCTTCAGTTTTGTCCTCATTGGTGGATAAAAAATAGTGCTAATAATTTTACTGATGGCACAACTTGGTTTGAGGCAGATGTAAAATTGTATGGAAATACAAGTTTAACTTGGTCAGATGCTAATGGTAGGATGCAAATTACTTTGCAGAACCCTAGTATTCCTGCGTGGGGAAGCACATATAACCTTCAGGAAGTTCTTCCTGATACTCAAAAACAGATTGACTTTGTTAAAGGAATAGCACACTCATTTAACCTTCAGTTTTTTACTAATGAGTCAGACAAAACAGTATATATAGAGCCATTTACTGACTTTTATTTACCACCTAAAGATGCTATAGATTGGACTTGGAAACTAGACAGAAGCCAGAGTAGTACAGACTCTTTCATAAAAAATAACTTCACTAGAAGATTGGTTTTTAAGTATAAAAGTGATGATAAGGATTGGAGAGTTAAGCGTATGGGAGAAGAATATTTTGAAGGAGTAATGGATATGTACCCTAAGATATTAGACTTACCCAATAGCTTTCCTGCAGGGGAAACTATATTTGAGAATCCGTTTTTTGCAGGTACTTATGAATCTCAGTCAGCAAATATTTCTCAGGACACAATAAATAATAATTATAGTGCAGCTTTATGGCAAACTGCTTATGGAAATAGGGAAAAAGGGTACGATTATTTACCTAGATTATTATTATACAATAAACATGTAAATCCTAATACTTATGTTAATCAAAACTACGCAGTAGAGGGGTTTGTTGCAGGCTATCAAGTACCTTATAATTATAAAATGTTTCAAATTGCTAATGTTCAAGATATTGCTTTTGGTACTTGGAGTTGGAACGCAATACAAACAGGTGGATTTAACTCTGTATCAACATTTGTAAATAGATATGAGTTTACTAATCAGTTTGGATTATCTTATGGTAATTATTGGGCAAAAGACTACGACATTCTCACTAATACATTTAATGTTATTGGCAATCAAGTAGGTAGGGGTTTATATCAGAGATATTATCAACCAATGATAGAGTCTTTAATAAACAACCCAAAGAAAAGAGTTTGTTATATAGATTTAAAAGTAACAGATATTCTTAAATTAGATTTCAGGAAGATGGTTTATATTGATGGTATGTATTATAGAGTAATCAAGGTTGTTGATTACCAACCTCATCTAAATGTTCCTACTAAAGTAGAGTTACAAGCATACAATCCATCAAAAGGAAGTGCTGTTCCTAACGAGGGAGTATGGATAAATAATAATGGAAATGGAACAGGAACGAATCCCGGCGACCCTGCTCCATGGCCTCCAATATGGGTAGATTAAAAAGCATAATATAAAATGGAAAATACTAGAAGAAATATAGCAGGACTAAGCACGACTAGACAGGGATTACCATTAAATATAGGACTAGAATCTGTATGTACCTTTGATTTAGTTACATCAGCTCCTGCTCAGTTTAATGAAACAGTATCAATCAGATACGGAACTTCTCAAAATACATCTAATGACTATTTTTCAAATAATCTTCACTTAGGTCAATTTAGTGCAAATTCACAATCAATACTAGTAGATGGGCAAAGTTATAATAATAATTTTACAGCTAGGTATGGGCAGTTTATAGCTCCTAAAGAATGTTACATTAAAAACATCAATGGATTTATAAATACTGCAGGTGGTGGAGGATGTAATACTGCAGAAACATTTGTTATAAGTGTTTGGAAGAAATCATCAGTTGCAGGAACATCTAGCACAGCAATTAGTTTATTATTTAGTCAGAGTTTTGTATTTACAGGCTCATCAAATACAAATGTATTAGCTATAGATGGGGTTACTGATTCTAAGGTAGGGGATAAGCTTTACAAAATAAACTCAAAAGAAGGTGTAATCGTTTCAGTAAAGAGAGAATTAGAAGAAAGGCAAGAGCCTTGTGCTAATATAAATGCTAAATTTACAATTATTTTTGAAGATATAAATAATGAAGCAGAAACAAAATCTCTATCGTTTACATCATTAGTTTTAGATGAAAGTAAGTTTTGCACAATGCTATCAGAACCTCCTCAAAAATATAAACACTCAAGAAGTGGAGATAGTGAAACTGTAATAATGAAAGAATAATGTCAGCATATAAAGTAATAGATAAAGCATTAAAGATTGCAGGAGAATTTTACATTGAGTTACTTCAGCAAGAACTTGTATTTCAGCAGCATCTTGCCTCTCAGAAACTATACAAATCATTTAAAACTATTGTTTCTGAAAGGGGAGGTAATTTATATATGGAGATTGTAAATGATACTGAATATATGTGGATGGTTAATGATGGTAATACTTCTGCTCCTAATGTAAAGTTTGAAGATATTAAGGCTTGGACTAAAAATAAGGGACTAGACTTCTCTAAGAAAAGAATTTGGAAGGTAACAAAGGAATTACAAAACAATTACTACACAGCAGGTGGTTTGCTTGTTGCTCCAAGAAGGACAGGATTCATAGACTATGCTTTTGGAATTGCAGATTCAATGGGAATAAATCAAATGGTAGAAGATGAGATATTAAAGCAGATAGATGCAGTAATAGGAGAAGAAGGACAAAGTAAAGCAATACAATTAACGATAAGCTAAAATAAAATTATGGCATTAAAAAGTAAGGTAGCAATAGAGG